GTGCTGATACTTGATCATGTTGCCATGGCAGTAAGCAATGAACCCATCCAAGCCTACTACCTGTTTGATATAGTCAATACATTCTAGACCTCCCATGTTGTAGTGGGCTGGACGATCTACTGGATCAAACTTAGTCATGCGTTACCCTTTGTTTTTGTATACTCGTTGAAGTTTACTACCTCACCCTTGGTATTTTGTAAAGGCTTATCTTCCTTATTACGGTTATTAATTTGCTTCATCATCATCTCGTAACGGTGGTCATTTACTCTATTAAATATCTCCTCATCCTTCTCCATCAAATCTAAGAAGGCGCTACATAAAGTACCTACGTAAACTAAGTCACTAAGAACATCATCAGAGTAACAGAAGTTGTCACCTACTGCTATGCCTGTACCTATACTACCATCCCAATCATCCATGTCCTCATTGTTTATTGGGCGTATAATAAAAGCAACTTCATCGTCTGCTAATTCATATGGCATGTTACTTCCTTCTCTCTTTCTTTAATGGTATACGATCTGCCTTAATGATATCTCCTTTTTCCTCAAGCCATGCCTCAGGTATAACTCTGTTTGCCCAGAGGAAGTCATGCTTATCACACCACCCTGAGTACTTAGACTTAGCTCCCTTGTACAGCTTAGCATAGGCGTTGCTGAATACAAACCTAATGTCTAACTCAGGGTGCTGCTTACGGACTTCTAAATGCTTGTTTCTGTCTTCAGAATCAAAGATACCTTTTGTCTCAATTAGTATACCATTGTCTAGCTGGAAGTCAGGCGTGTAGGTGCGATAGCGTAAGTCTTCCCACTCTATCTTCAGCTGCTCATAACGTACAGCCTTTTGACACCCAGATAGTATAAGAGCAGTACTTTTTTCTAGACCACTCCTATACTTACCTTTAGCGTGATACCTTTTAGATTGTTGCATCAGCTGGTTCATTGTTGCTTGTTAGTGATGCCTTCAAAGTATTAACCAACCTTTCACCCTGAGCATTCACACAGTACAGCTGGTACTCAAGGCTACCCTTAGAGCTACCATTAAGCTGGATCTCTTTCATTACTGCTGATTGATCAGTTGTAAAGTCATCTGTGTCATAATCAATATCATCTAGTGTAATCTTAGTCATGTATGTTTATCCTTCTACGTAAGTATATTCTATTAACGGGGGTAGTTTTGATCCTGAGTACACCTTAGATGGTAGCTCTTGTAACTCAGGCCAGCACTTCTTCTTGTGGTCACACCATGAGCATGTCTTGCATAGCTTCATGTTGCCGCTTGCTTTCTTCCTAAACGTTTCTGGCTCAGCCGTAAAGCATCTCTCAAAGGGTTCATCATTATTGATGTAGTCTACTGTACCTTTGATAGTCTCCATTACCTCCTCTACATTAGCTGTCTCAGCTGATACATATTTGAACTGACCATTAACTTTGTTGACCACCCACCATCCACCGACACCCTTGTCTGCTGCCACAGCATAGCCTATAAGCTGGGACACATAGCCAAAGTCATCTGCGTAGGCTAGTGAATCATAGCTGGCAAACTTGTTGTCGTAACCGTAGGGTGTAGTTGATTTAACATCGTCTACCTTACCATCCAACACCATGTCATACTCACCGTTGATGTTAGCATCACCTACCTTTAGGGTAACCTTATCGTTATCCCCAAACTCTACACCAGCTGCACGTAGTACACCCTTGAACATAGCCTCAGTCCAATCACCCATCAACATGTTCAACATGAATGATGTAGGCTTCTGAACGTCAGTGTCTGGGTTGTTCTTCGCAAACCACAGCTGGCATCTAGGCCGTCCAATGTTGGACATACGCAAACGAAACTCATCACGTGGCCCACCATTGAACTGCTTGTTGAGAGCAGCAGCCACATCAGTGGCTACTCCTTGTATTATCTCTTCACTCATACTTGCTTTGCCATTAATAGCTGACCGCAAGAATGCGTGTACTGATAGCTCAGCTGGGTGTATCATCCCTCAAACTCTCGTACTTCTACGATAGAGCCTACGATCTTAGCGTCTTCATCTGAGATAGAACCTGAAGCAGCATCCTTGTGCTTGCCTTCTATCCAGCTGTTAGTGCCAGCAATCCAATCAATAAAGTCTTGAAGGATCTTACTATCAGTTGCGCCATATGGAACCTGCTCACCTAGTGCAGGTACAATGATGGCATACTTACCGCCAGATGGTAGGTCACGCTTAGCACTGCCTAACTTGAGGGTGTGCTCTACAGGTGTCAGCTTCTTGTTAATGATCTGACTGATAGATGCATCCATAGCCTTCATGGACTCGTTGTTCTTCACATCCATTACGAATGGCATCTCTGCCTCAAGACCTTTGATAGCAGTGCCCATGTCATCAGTAGGTTTGTCTAACGTAAGCACACCAAGCAGTACACGCACCCGCTTAACACTACGGATGATTGTCTTCATCTCTTCAGGCAGTGACTGAAAGTCTTTGATGTATCCTGATGGACGCCCAAGGTTAAACTTACCTGTCGTATCCTTTAGGTCCATGTTGAGGTTAGCTGCCAGCAATGTCTTGTGCATAGCCTTGGCATCTGCATCCCACTTCTGCCACTGGTGACGCTGAGAGAAGATACGTGTAGAGATTGTCTTACTGTAAACAACCTCGCCATCAGGTAGTGTTACCTTATAGGCTCCCACTGGAACCTTGATGACATCATCCCCATCAGCATCTGTTACTGTGAGGGCTGAGTGTACTTGATTTACACGTGCCAAGGAGGACTGTGCTGTACTACCACCGCCACCAGTACTGATACCCATGGCCTCAGCCAGTGACATACCGTCTACTTTAAGTGCTACATCTGTTGTCATATTGTGATCCTTTATCAATCATATTTGTTAAACGAAGCTAAGTTATAACCTCATACGTCATGTGTGTCAAGCCAATTAGGGCCAATCTTTGCCTCTAATAGTAGAGGTACATTCATCTTGACTTTGTAGTAGTCGTAGATGATTTGGTTCAGGTCCATATTCATAGAGTTAATGATCTCTATCACCTGATCTTTCTCGTAGGGGTGTATGTCTATGACCATTGAGTCATGCACACTGTTGACCAGAGTAGATCTCATAGGCATGAGCCTATTCTCTAGCTCCACTAACACTACAGGTACTACATCCCCCGTAGCAAACCCCTGCACTGGGTAGTTTTTAATCATAGTAAAGTTCGTTGGTGAACCATTAGGCCTCCTCTCTGTACCGGGGAAGGCATACTGCCTACCGCCTACGTTAGTAATCTTTTGATATCGCACTGCCTCATTGCCTAGCTTCTTATGCCAAGCAGCAATGCCCTCATACTTCTCAATGAAGTGGTGGTAGTATGATGCCTCTGACGGTGTACGGCCATAGCCTGTGGCCCCGAACAGAGGTGCGAAGGTGTGCTCCTTAGCTTCCTGACGGGTAGTTACCTGTCCTGCATCACTGATAACCTTAGCTGTGTAGCTGTGTACGTCAAACCCTGATGCAATCTCTGAGATAGCTAAGGCATCTTGTGACAAGAATGCAGCGACACGAAATTCTAGCTGAGCAAAGTCAGCTTCCATGATGCTACCACCTTCCCAACGTGACACGAATACTTTCTTTACAGGAAACGTACCGCCTCGTGGCATGTTCTGCATGTTAGGGTTGCGTCCTGAGAACCTACCTGTGCTAGTGATGTGCTGCGTCAGGCCTACGTGAAGGTATCCATCCTTCTTTGTGAATACAGATATGCCATCAACGAAGGATGACAGGTAGCTGGTTATAGCTGTCAAGCGTTTGTAATCCTTAAGAAAGTCTAGTGCACTGTCCATGTTGTTAGCCCTAGCTGTAGTCATAAGGGTAGAAATATTAGCCTTACCAGTACTAAAGCCATTGGCACTGACCCACTTCTTATTAGGTGGCATGAAGCCAAGCCCCGCCAACTCATTGGACTTCCTTAGCTGGTAGCCCCTAGCATCACAGTCCTTACACTTGTTAGGTCTGGCATACTTTGTGCCATCCTTCCTTACTTTATAGGTTTTGCATTGTCCCTCACAGGTAGGGCAGGTAAACGCAGTAGTCTTACGTACCTGTGTACTGTTAGCAAACACTGCATCTCTGTACTCTTTGTCTGTCTTAGTGAAGTCAAACAAGCCAGCCCATTCTTTCTTGTTAATCATACTACGTGAGAACACAACCTGTGACATTTGCTCAGGGCTGTTAAGGTTGATAGGAGTATCACCCATCAGCTTGCGTACCTTAGTCTGTAGGCGTCCCCCTAGCTCAGCCTTCTCTGTCTCAAACTCAGTACGCACAGATTCCAAAGCATTCAAGTCTACCTTGAGGCCTGATGAATACATACGACATAAGCTAAGGCATACCTTGAACGTAATGTCACGGATGTTGATAAGAGATTCTGACTCAGGCTTAGCGTAGTCTTCCTGTAACGCTACGTACAATGCACGTGTGGTGGATAGGTCACACTGTAAGTAGAAGGTAAGCTCAACCAAAGGTATCTCACTAGTGTTGACCCCCTGCTTGAAGTAAGCCTTGAGTGTACCGTCCTTCTGAAAGTCTAGCTTACGGCGCAGCGCACAGTTCTCTAGGCTAATGGACTTCTTCTTTAGCTTACCCGTAGGTGTTGTCTCCATGTGGGCACCCCTCATCAAGACGTATTCAGCTAACATAGTGTCGTATATAGCACCACTATACTTGAAGCCACTCTCCCATAGCCACGGCATGTCGTGCTGTGCATTGTGTAGTATCAATAGAGTAGTCGCATCCAGCTTAGTTTGTAGTTGCTTGGCCTGTGACCCATCATAGTCCTTCGCTTCATTGTGATCAAAGTTATAGATGTCCTGAGTACCTGACACAACTTCCTGCACACCTATTTGTACAAGCTTATTGGTTTCCTCAAAAGGATCAAGGTGCATCTTACCACCCCTATGTGTCACAGTATTTTCTACATCAAGAACTAATTCCATTGTCACCCCTCTCTATGCTAGGTACTGTGCCCTAGCCCCGTCTAACTCGCACGTTATCTTACCGTGCCACCCACCCTTAAGCTTATTCTTTGCAATGATCAAGTACCTTTGTGAATCATCTGCATCATCATCTGATACATCAAGTACAGGATTCTTTGAAATCAATACCATCAGGTCTGCTTCAGCTGCCTTGCCTGTCTTACTACCCTCTAGCATAGACTGATCTACATTGATCTTACCTTCAGCGTCAGCTGATAGTTGTGACATCCATATGATAGCACAGTCGTACTGCTTAGCTATGTTACGTGCATGGATGGCAGCGTTCTTAAGGTAGACATCTGACTTGTCGCTGTTCTTAACGGCAAACTTATCTCCCATATCCAGCACTACTATGTCAGGCTTGTAAGCCTTGATGATAGCCTCAACCCATCCCATGTCCTTGCCCGTACTATCATACAGTTCTATCTGCTTACGCACTGGCTCATAGCGTGACGCAGCTAAGGCATAGTTACCCTTGACCTCCTCCATGGACAGGGATGTTGCTGCACTTAGGTAACGTGCGCCTACTCTCTCGTATGCCTCTTCATTACAAAGCACCAGACACTTGGCACCCTGAGAAGCAAAGCCACCCGGCGCACCTATCAGTGACGCATGGAAGGATGTCTTGCCTGTGTTAGGCCGTGCACCTACGATGATCAAGTGACCACCACTGATACCCTCAACGTTCCTACCTAAGCTAGGTATGTTGAACTTCCATTGGGACTGAATGTCATTAGCCTTGAGCAGATGATCAATCTCTATGTTACCAAACTCAAGCTTAAGGTTAGGTGTGAAGTCATCCTGATATGTCTGCAATAGATTACGCACAGGCTCAAGGCTATCCAGTGATCCGTTAACGTAGTCAAAGCCTATGTTAGCCAGCTTGTTACCCAGTACCTGTTGGAATAGTTTAGACAGTACCTCACTAGCTATCTCTTTGTTCATGGACTCTTCACGTGACACACGCTTGAACAGATCATTGTATGCCTGTTTGTTTGCCGTAGTCATAGTGCTGTTGTTAGCAAAGAACAAAGCCTCAAGCTCAGAGGTAGTTAGGCTGCGTTCATACGTAGTCATAGCATAGTCTAGTGTCTGCTTAATCTTACGCACATCCTTACTGAACAACTCATCAGGACATCGTATGCCCTTGTTGTTATCATAGAACTCCTTGTCCATTAGAGTTCTTATTAGTGCTAATTCCATCATGGTTTCTTCCTATTCATTATTTTATACATACCCTCTGGGCTACGGTAGGAAGCAATTATGTCAGTGAACTGCTGTAGACTCATGAATAACATCTGATAGTCATCCATCTTTTCATCATACTGCCTCATGTATACGATGCCATTATCTGCAACGATCATCTCAACATCTTCAAACATATTCTCCTGATCTAGGGTAGTAATTACTGAAGCATCTGATTCAAACTCAACGGTGAACATGGTTGATTGCCTCTCTCTCCTTAGACCTTTGCCTCTCTTCATGTGTCATAGGTCTGATGTAGTGTGGATCAAACCCATCTAACTTCTTTAATCTATATTGTAAGTCTGTTATCTCTTTAGTCAAAGCAAATAGTTCTTCTTCTTTAGTAGCTATCTCACGCTGTACGTTCTCTTTCTCACCACACATACTCATTCATCATCTCCTTCAAGTGCGTCCCATGATATAGGAAATAGTTTTAACATCTCTCTATCCACACCAAGGGCTACCTTCCTGCTTTCATATTGGGTATCTGGTGTAATCCTTAGCCTACACATATCAGCAAAGGCGTCAAGGCTACCTGACCAGTACCACTCAGTCATGTGGTTAAGTGGTAACACCATCCTTGCTTGCTCCTCACACACGCCCATCTTAAGTAGGTACTTGTACTGCTTAGCTGCCTCAATGCCTGACTGCTGTATGACACCATCTAAGGTGTTGTTATGTATAGGATAACCTGATCCTTGCTTCTTATCAGTGACAGCCTCACGTAACTCAGGCTTGTGGAACTCAGGCTCAGTGTCAACATATCTACGGCTGATCTCATTCCAACGTAGGAACTTATGCTTGACCAGCTGGCGTGCTACAAACACGGGGGCCTTAACGTGAAAGGATGCAAAGGCGTGACCGAATGGTGAGGTATGCTTATGCTTAGCTAGGTAGTGTATTAGTTTAGTGTCTGAATCTTTTAGTACATCACTCTTCTTACCAAAGCTAACCCGTGCTGCGTTCACTACAGATAGGTCAGTACCCATGTGGTCTATGTATGTTGCTTCAATCATCTGCAATCTCCACCACTTTAACCCTAATAGGTTTCAACATATCTAATGACCCAGCATCTACATCTTTCTTGTATCCGCTATATCCTACTATATTTACACCTCTGGGGTTCATCTTACGTTTCCAAAAAGACCTGCCAAACTTAGTTATCACCAGAGTGTTTTTCTCAGTGTCCTTTATGGCCCACATCTCTAACTCAATCATTTCTTATTCCTTCTACTTAGTGCAGACTTAGCAGTCTCCAAGTTATGTTTAACGTAAGCATTCAAACTTGCCACGTTCTTATGTCCTGTCACGGACATGATTGCAAGGTGGTCAACGCCACTCTCTATCAATTGGTTTATGGTAGTCTTTCTCAGGTGACCTACCTTCAAATGATTAGGTAGCCCAGCCAATGCCTTAACCTCTCTGAACAGTGGACCACTAGCTGCTGTGGTATAGGGCCTGTAGACCCCATCAGGTGAGCGTTGTTGTGGTGCGACATAGGCTTGAAAGTCCCAATCCTTTTGTTGTTGCTTGAGTAGTGAGGCAAGAGGTTCCTCAAGGGGTAGCTCAACCCTAGCACCACGCTTACTCTGGCGTATCTTTACCATGTCCTTGTCGAACTCTATGTTCTCCCACTTGAGATTGTATATGTCAGTAGGACGTTGACCCCACTCATATGCCATGAGTACAGCAAGACCTATGTTCCTAAACTTAAAGTCAGAGAAGGCTACGTCACAGAACTTTTCTACCTCAGCATTAGTCCAGACAAAAGAGTCAGGCTCATGTGTACGCTTGCTAACATGCTTCATTGGATTGTCGTTAACAATTCCTAGCGACACACAATAGTTCATGATCATAGAGAATACCCTAGCGTATTCATTAGCTGTGCTTGTGCTAACATCATCCTCCCATGTGTCATACATCTTTGTACATACTGGAACAGTCAGGTGATTGACCCTAAAGGTTCCCAACTCTTTGTTGTATATTTCTGTGCGACAGATACAGCTAAGGTTAGACACATAGTTCTTGTGAGTATTGTTCGACAAAGAATTAAAGTGTTTGGTATTGAAGTAGTGAGCTACTATCTGTGACAGGTTAGACATCTTGCCGATGTTACCTGCTACTATCTCACCTCTACGGAAGGCATCAACCTTATCAATCAGCTTAGGTATCTCTACCCTTGCTGTCCTACCGTCACGAAAGGTCTGTGTCTTTACTATGCCTGAGGTGGCAGCGTCTTGTGGTGGTTTGAATACCCAAGACGTACCACCAGACTTACGTTCTATCTTACTGGTATATTTCATATCTCTCCTATCTTAAGGTTACT